AAAAAGTAATATTAACAAACTAGGTATTGATGTTGATTATCAGATTGATGGAGCAATCCAGCATATTACATACCTACCAGGCCACGGTGTGGGTTGGCATGATGATACCATGAGTTATAAAATGGCTCTAAACAACCCTAAGTACAACAATCTGAAAACCGATAGAAAGCTTTCTTTGACCGTAATGTTATCTGATCCAACAGAGTATGAGGGTGGCGAGTTTGTTTTTGAGCCTGGTTACCCGCTTCCAGCTAAAGTAGAGGGTAAAGGTACTGTTGCCCTATTTACATCATACACACAACACAAGGTGGAACAGATAACATCTGGTGTAAGAAACATTTTGTTTATTTTTATTACTGGTCCAACTTGGAAATAGTATGTCAATTATAACTATTAAGTCAGCTATTCCAGAAGACCTAATTGACAGTTGGAGTTCCCCAACAGAACGTATACCAATCCGTCAAGGTCAGACTGTTGATAAAGGTTTGCCATCAGGCATATCCAATGATAAGAATATGAGGTCTTGTGAGACTCGGTTTATAACTTTTAACAACCATAGAAAGTTTTATCTTAACATTCTAGATAACATCTACCCATTTATCGACTTCTATCAACATGCGTTTGATGTTCAACTTTATAGGGTGCTAGAGATACAGCACACCACATACTTTAAAGATGACCATTATGCAAGACACGTTGATACAATCTTCAATAACAAAACCCCACATCAAAGAAAAATTAGTTTGGTTTTGATGTTATCGGATAGAAGTGAGTATAGTGGTGGTGAACTTATTATTAATGATGAACCTGTTTGCCTTGAGAAAGGCGATATGGTTATCTTTAAGCCAACAACATTTCACAGTGTTGAGAAGGTTCAACGGGGTGTAAGAAAGACTTTAGTGATGTGGGCTTTGGGTCCACATTGGAGATAGTTGAAAATAACGATGAGTTGTTGTATAGTGGTCGTTATAAATAATGTTTAATTTGAGGCTTTTGTAATGCAAAAAGAATATAACTATTCTGAGATCTTTTACTCTATTCAGGGTGAGGGTCGGTACACTGGTATACCAACTGCGTGGTTGAGATACTTCCTATGTAACCTCCAGTGTGATGGCTTTGGTCAGAAAGACCCAACCGACCCTAAGACATATAAGCTTCCCTATAAAGATATGGCCGTCGACTTTATTAAGCGAGTCGAGGATCTTCCTGTATGGAAGTATGGTTGCGATTCGTCTTACTCTTGGGCTAAGAAGTTCAAGCACCTAATGCATAAGGGTACACCAGAGTATATTGCTAACCAGATTCTTGGTCACATTAGATCTCCCCATAATCTAGAGTCAAAGTTTGACCATCCAGCAGGCCAGCCTATCCATATGTGCTTCACTGGTGGTGAGCCTTTAATGAAGCATGCTCAAGACTGTACAGTTGGTATTCTTGATTACTTCGATAGGATCAAGAATAGTCCTAAGTTCATTACATTTGAGACTAATGCTACTCAGGCATTAAGGCCAGAGTTTAGTAACTTTATGACTAACTGGAGAGAGATGGGCAGAGAGATCTTTATTTCATCTTCTCCTAAGCTCTGGACTACTTCTGGTGAAACAAATAAGGATGCTATTGTTCCTGAGGTCTTAGCTGAGTACCATTCTCTTTCTAGAGGCCATGGGCAAATCAAGTATGTTGTTAACGGTAAGAAAGAGACATGGGAAGAAGTTGACCATGTAACTAATGAATTCAGAAAAGCAGGAGTAACATTCCCTGTTTGGATTATGCCTGTTGGTGCTACGGAAGAAGGTCAGACTGGTGAGCTAGAAGGTTACATGAGTGCTGGTGCTATTGCTGAAGAGGCATTTAAGAGAGGCTTTAATGTCTCGGCAAGAGTCCATGTGTACTTGTGGGGTAACACTATTGGTGTTTAATGATTAAAGCAAGTAATATTATTAATCAAAAAGAGTTGGAGTATCTAAGGCAACTTTATAACAATTCGCCAAAACAATTCCACACTCAAGATGTTAATTTGTTTAATGTATACAAATGTAACATTAGAAAGGTAAGATCAGATTTGTGGGATGGTATTCAATCTAAGTTAATTAAGTTTCATGGTAGCGAGTGCTCAGTAACCAATTACTTCTTAGAGTATCAATCAGGAGCATATGCTAAGACTCATCAGGATAACCCTGATACTGTTGATGGTACTGCAATCACCCTAATAGACAAATCAGATGATTTAATAGGTGGCGATGTTATAGTTGGCCGAGGCAATAATAAAAGATCATTACCTCAACCTATTGGCCGGACAATTTATTATAATACAGCAGTTGATCATGGCGTTGCAGAAGTCACAAAAGGTAAAAGATTAGTTCTCGTAACATGGTTTAGGAAAGGTGTATGGCAAAGTTAATTAAGTATAAAATTAAAGACTTTGATAAGGATATTGATACCCTTGTCAGAAAGATCAAGAGATCAAAAGTTGAGTTTAGTTATATCGTAGCACTATCACGAGGAGGTTTGATTCCTGGTGTAGTACTATCCCATAAGCTTGGATTGCGATTAGTTCCAATTAGCTGGTCAACAAGAGACCATCAGGATAGAGAATCTAACTGTTGGATTCCAGAAGATGTTAACAATGGTAAGAAGGTACTTGTTGTTGATGACATTATTGATAGTGGAGAAGCACTAAAGACAATGTTTGAAGATTGGAGTAGTTCAGTTTCGCCAAAACTCAACTCTGAAAATATTTACGTTGCCTCCTTGATTTATAACAAAGATCAGGGTATAGTACCCAAGTTTTATGCTAACAAGATTTCAAGAAAGAAAGTTCCAGAATGGTTTGAATTCTGGTGGGAGACAAAATAATGTATTATTCAACTAAAAGAATAGGTCCGATCTCCACTGGCCATCGTCAATGGAGAGATAAGGGTCATTGTAAGTGGGCCCATGGTTATGGGCGTTATGTTAAGTTTACGTTTGCATGTAAAACATTAGATGAAAGAATGTGGTGCATGGACTTTGGTGATCTTAAATGGGTAAAGAAGTGGTTAGAGGACCAATGGGACCATAGAATGTTAATTGCATCTGATGACCCATATCTTAAACTGTTTAAAGAATTGCATGAAATGGATGCTATTAGTATGAACGTTATGGATGTAACAAAGGGCTGGGGTCCTGGTATCGAAGCATCATGTAAGTTTGTGTTCGATAACATTAATCCCAAGATTCAAGAGTTAACAAACAATCGTGTTTGGATAGACACTGTAGAAATATACGAGCATGAGTTTAACTCTGCTTTTTATGTAAATGGTGCTATTGAAACCGTGAGGTGTAATAATGGGTATTGATTATTCAAACAAGATGCCAGATCTTGTATTTAATTATGATAGTAATTTTTATTGTGAAGATTTACCAGACCCTCAAGTAAATCCAGTTTTACCTGGTGCGAGAGTTCCTCTTCGTAAGGTTGGTATTGCACCGGTTGACCTTCCTATCATGGTCAAGCGCCGTGATGGTAACACTCAACAATTGCAGGCAGAAGCTAGCCTCTATTGCTCATTGGATGACCCTAATGCTAAGGGATTGAATCTCTCAAGACTCTATCTCATTATGCATAATAAGATCAAAGACCATCTTTCAATTGATGGCATCCAAGGAGCACTAAAGGAGCTCGCTGAGAAGCAGGGTTCAAAAAGTGCATACTGTAAGCTTCGCTTTAAGTATCCATGGACTCAAGATGCTCTCCGTTCTCGTAGAGACGATAATCCAGAAGAAAAACTTCGTGGTCATATTGCCTATAAGACAGAGCTAGAGGGTCAGTACCACAATGGTAACTACAAGTTCTTTATTACTATTGACTATGTCTATAGCTCAACCTGTCCTTGCTCTTTTGAGCTAGCATATGATGCCCGCACTCATCGTAATGCTGCTGCCAATGCTCATAGCCAGAGATCTATTCTAAAGGTCAAGGTTGAGTTTGATCCATCGAAGATTATTTGGTTTGAAGATCTCGTTGAGCTTTGCAGAAAGCATATTCCTACTGAGGTACAGATTGTTGTCAAGAGACGAGATGAGCAAGCGTTTGCTGAATTGAATGGAGCCAACCTGTTGTTCTCTGAAGATGTTTGCCGTATAATGTATGCTGCATTGGACGAATGGTTTGACAAGGGTAGAATTAGAGATTTCTCTTTAGCTGTATCGCATGAAGAGAGTCTACATCCTTGGAATGCTATTGCAGTTACATCTAAATTTAGTCCACATGAGGTTCCTGGATGTTTGGTTTAAAAGACCCCTATGTTTATCGTTTCCGTGGTGTCTATGGTGTCTATAATGATGCTGGTAAGCTAATGTATGTTGGTTCAACAACTCTAGGTTTAAAGAACCTAGAAGAGAACCATAGACAGGCTAGAGCAAAAGGTTATGACATGACTAAATTTAGGACTCTTCTTGAAAAGCATGAGTCGTGGAATTTTGTATGGTTAATTAAGCCATATAACTGCCAGCAACCACATATTGAGTTTGCTGAACAGACTCTCATCGAAGCAATGAATCCTGAACATAATGTGGACAAGTCGCCATATAAGTCATCCATCTGCTACGACAGATACACAGATGTTCTAGAACTATATGGTCAAGAGTTGGAGTACTTTAATGATTAAGAAAAAGATTTGGGTAACATTCCAGAAGGAAGGCATCCATTGCTATCCAGCTGCTGCCACAGATGAGAAACTGAAGGAGGTTAGCTTTCTAGCTAACCCTCATCGCCATATGTTTCACTTTAAGGTTTATCTTGAAGTGTTTCACGATGACCGTGATGTTGAGTTTATTCTCTTGAAACGGGAATTAGAAGCCTTGTATGGTAGCGGAATTCTAAAGTTAGACTTCATGTCTTGCGAAATGATTGCAGAAGAACTACTTGCATATTTGAAGAACCAGTATCCTGATAGAGATTGTACAATTATTGTAAGTGAAGATAATGAGAATGGTTGCGAGCTTGTTTATGAGCGTTACCGTCCCATTTTAACGGTAGAGGATAAATGATTATGACACATTTTTGCCATATTGCACCTGTTGAGTTTTTGGATCTTGTTAAAGACTATCCATGTCACTTAACTCTTGCTCACTTAGTTGAGACTAGCGAAGAGTATACTGAATTCTATAGTGAATATAGAGACTTTGAAGATACTACTGTCATTCTAGATAATAGTGCCTTCGAAATGTATAAGCAAGGCAAGCCAATGCTAACACCAATGCAAGTGTTAGAGGCAGCTGCTCGCATTAGAGCAGACTATGTTGTTATGTCTGACTATCCAGCCGAACACTCTTCTAAGACCATTCAAGCTGCTATCGACCTTGCTCCTTTGTTTAAGGGACAAGGCTATGGTACATTCTTCTGTCCTCAATCTAAAGTTGGTGACAAAGAAGATTTGATTAGTGCATTTGATTGGGCATCTACTTCTAAGCATGTAGACTATATCGGTGTATCTATTCTTGCTGTACCTAATGCATATAATGTAGAGAAAGGTAACAAGCTCCAGCGCTTTGTTGCTCGTTATATGTTTATGCAAGAGCTTAAGGAAAGAGGTATCCTTGATCGTATTAGAAATAATGGTAAGAAGATTCATTTCCTTGGTATGGTAGATGGTCCTAATGAAATTAAGTTGATGGCACCATTCAAGCAGTACATTGACACTTGGGATAGTTCTGCAGCCGTTTGGCTTGGATTGAATGGTGATACAAGGTTTGATGGTAGTCCAACTGGTATCTATGATGGTAAGTATGAAAAGGAAGTTGACTTTCACTTGAAGCAAAGTGATATTTCTATTGACAATTACAATCTAGCCAAGTATAATATGGACTACATTGACACTCTCGTTCAGAGGTATTTAAATTATGTCGAATATTGATTATAGATTTAGAGAGGATAAGATCCTCAAGGAAGTACTAGAGTATATTAGTAAGACCTATCAACAGCATTATGTTGGTAAGGAAGAGATCCAGACTATTGATGTTTGGGATTCCCTTGGTAGTGTTGATACTACTTCTAGAGATACTGCTATCAAGTACTTAATGAGATATGGTAAGAAAGATGGTCACAATAAGAAGGATTTGCTCAAGGCTATCCATTATATTGTCCTTCTATATCACTTCACACAACCACAGGAAGATAAGGTATGATGATCCATATTATGGGTGAGCACGGATCAAAGCTCACAAATGTACATGAAGTAGATGTTCAACCTAATGCAGTTGACTTGCGTTTGGGTAAGGTCTTTAAGATTAAGAACGAAACATTTGCTCTAAGCGAAGATTATAAGGTTCATAGAGGGTCAGAAGAACTTCTTCCTAATGAAGTTGGCTTCTGGACACTTGAGCCAGGTACATATGAAGTTGTAATGGAAAACATTATTGAGATTGGTGAGGGTGAAGCTGGTTGGGTTATCACTCGATCAACTCTTAACCGTAATGGTGTCTTCCTAACCTCTGGCCTCTATGATTCTGGCTATCATGGTGTCATGGCCGGTGCTATGCATGTTACGACTGGCCCATTGACTATTAGAAAGAATACAAGAATTGGCCAGTTCCTACTATTCAAGGCTGAGAGCTTACATAAATATGATGGTAGTTATGGCTTGAATAAAGAGCACGATAAAAAGTATGGTGTATAATTTGATTGACCACAAGAGTGCAATCTTGGAACAAGAGTTGCCTCTTTTTGATTTTGACAATCCCCCTATCGACCCTATGGAACTGGCCAAAAATCTTCTTGACACAATGCGCCACCATAAGGGTATCGGATTATCAGCTAATCAAGTAGGCCTTCCATATAGAGTATTCATTATGGAAGGTGATCCTGCGTTTGCATGTTTCAATCCAAAAATTGTCGACGTGTCTGAGGAAGTTGTTTCCTTAACAGAAGGATGTCTATCATATAAGGGTGTGGTTGCTCCTATCAAGAGACCAGCCCATGTTCGTGTCCGCTTTACGGAGCCAGGCGGAAATACAATGACAAGAAAGTTTACTGGCATGACAGCCAGAATCTTCTTACATGAGTATGATCATTTACAGGGAGTTAACTTTCTCCAGAAGATGCATCCAGCACATAGGGAAAAGGCATCGAGACAGTTAAAGAAGTATATACGTTATTTGAAAAACCAACAGAGGTAATTATAATGAATATTAAGATTGTTAAGTTAATGAATGGTGATGAGATCATTTGTGATCTCCAAGAAACAAAGACTAAGTTGAAGGTTAACAAGCCATTGTTGCTTGCCTTCCAAGAAAATCGTTTAGTATTTGTGCCATTCATGCAGTACACAACTGCAATGGAAGGATTTGAATTGCTACCAGCTAGCGTTCTATTCATCACAGATCCAGTTGATTCACTAGTCAACGACTACCAGATGGCAACAAGCCAGATCCTAACACCACCACAAGCTGCAGGTGGAAAGAAGAGTCTTCTCCGAGCAGTGGAGTAATAGACAATGGAAATTAAAATTGAAATCGAAGAGTTGCGCAAACGATCATTGTTTGTAGCTACTCCAATGTATGGGGGCCAGTGTCATGGCAACTATACAAGATCAATGTGTGATCTAACAGCTCTTTGTGTTAAGTATGGTATTAACATGAAGGTCTATTATTTGTTTAATGAGTCTCTCATTACTCGCGCCCGTAACTATTGTGCAGATGAGTTTATGAGAAGTGACTTCACCCACATGATGTTTATTGACTCAGATATCGGATTTGACCCTAACGATGTTATTACATTGTTGGCTCTCCAGTCTGATGAGTCACCATTCGATATCATTGGTGGTCCATATCCTAAGAAGTGCATCTCTTGGGAAAAGGTTAAGCAGGCTGTTGATAAGGGTGTTGCAGATGAGAATCCAAACTCACTCGAACAGTTTGTTGGTGATTATGTTTTCAATCCTGTTATTGCTAAGGAAGGCCCAACTCAGATTAAGCTAAGTGAGCCAGCCGAAGTACTAGAGATTGGTACTGGCTTTATGATGATTCGAAAGAATACATTCAAGAAGTTTGAGGAAACATTCCCATACCAGTCATATAAGCCTGACCATGTCCGTACAGCTCACTTCGATGGTTCAAGAGAGATTTTTGCTTTCTTTGATACACCAATCGATGGTAAGAGAATGTATATGGGTGCTGAGCTAAAGGCATATTTGGAAGCTAATCCAAATGCAACGCCTGATGATATTGTTAAGTTTGTTGATGACCCTAACAATACTATCCTACGACAGTACTCGAAGAGATATCTATCTGAAGACTATATGTTCTGTCAGTGGGTTCGTAACATGGGCTTGAAGGTTTGGTTATGTCCTTGGATGCAGTTGAACCATACTGGATCTTATACGTTTGGTGGTAGTCTTGCTGCTCTAGCATCTGTTGGTGCCGCTGCTACGGCTGATATTTCCAAGATTAAGAAATAACTTGAGGTAATTATATTATGGCATTTGATAAGCAAAAAGTGAAGGCAGTCCTTGTCGAGGTTTCAAACTCAATGACCCGCATTGATGCGGAAAAGGAATTTATTAAGGATGCAATTGATGCTGCATCCAAGATTCACGAAATTCCTAAGAAGACTCTAACAAAAATGGCAAAGGTATTCCACAAGAATAACTATGCTCAGGAGTTGTCTTCCATTGAAGAATTTACTACAATGTACGAGAATATTGTGGGCGCCGAGAATAAGTGATAAAGGACAATTTATATTATGAAAATTTCAAGTCAGACCTTACAGGTCTTGAAGAACTTTGCTTCGATCAATCCTAATCTGTTGGTGAAGCCGGGAAGTGTGCTAAGTACGATTAGTACTAATAAGAACATATTTGCGAAGGCTACGGTTACTGAGCAATTCCCGGCTTCATTTGCTATCTATGATATGCAACAGTTCTTGGGTGTGATTAGTATTTTTGATGATCCGGATTTCACCTTTGGTGAGAATTCAGTAATCGTTTCTTCGGAAGGAAGATCCGTAGAATATGTTTATGCCAACCAAGAAATGGT